GCTTTAATGTTAGCCATTGCCCATTCGTTCTCATGGCCTTCATCTTGACCTTCTGCCAATAGCCATTTAGCTTTAGGCGCAAGAGCTACAGTCTCAGTCAAAGCTGTTGACCAGTAGTTATACATACGCTGTGGGTCTTTAGCCATGCGTACTAGACCAAACTTCTTGTGTTTATCGTCAACTCTGACTTCTTGACCGTAAACAGGCACAATAGGAATATATTTACCAGCCCATTCGCCTTCTTCAAGGATTTGCATAGCAGTTAGCTTGCACCACTTAATCTTTTTGCGCCAAGTATCACGCTTGTCAATGACCGTAATGCCTGCAGCAGCCAATGCTTCTTTGCTAGGCATTTCATCGCTAAAGCCTGTTGTGCCGTCTGAAAGCTGAATAATCATCGCTTTCTCACGCTCAGTATAGAAATACTCAGCTATGCGTATATCTTCTTTTGTGACCCATTCGCTTTCCGTATCGCCTGTTCCTCTAGATGAAAAACCCTGTACGTCATCTGCATCTGGGTACATCTTTTTGAATACAGCTTTACTGACAACTGTGGTAACAAGGCATTTTTCAGCATCTGAACCGTCAGGCTGAGTACTATTAGGGTCAAAATAAACAGTAAAAGGATTCTCAATACGTTTGATGTAGATTTCTTGATCAAAGCTGTCATCCCTTACATAGTCTGTCGTAACACGCCAGTAACCCCATCCCATCTTCACGCAATACTCAAACGCATGATCGTAAGCCTGGTCAGCATCTGATTGGTTCTCAATATGGCGAGTAATGCCTGTAATGATCTGAGCTACCTTAGCATCAGAGTCATTGTTCATGCCATGCACTTTAATTCGTGGGCGTTGTTGACGTTGTTGATTACAGATTTGACGGATATAAGCATCTAGCTTATTGATTGTTAGGCAAGGGCGAGCTTCTAATACTCTGCTGTTTTGCACATCTACAGGCCATTGATCGCCTGCAGCAAATCTTACGTCATCAAGAGCCTCAGCACGATTATTACTATCAGAATCATTACAAAGCCGTAAAAACTGCTTGGCTTCTTCTATTCTGCCGTCTGATTGTTCGTCTGCAACTCTATCGTATGCCATAGGATTCCTTAATCTTTGCCCGATTTTAAGACATTTGTGGTGTTTTTACTACACATTTTAACCCATCCAAGAAGCAGGAAGATTATAAGTTGCCTTTTGTTTAGGCGCTTTTCTTGGCTCGTTGACCATTAAACCTATATAGCGAAATGCGTCTGCACCATGACTGTAGGAATCGTGAAGTGGCTTTTGACTAAATTGCTTGGTTTCAGGATCAACGTCATAACGATAATGGCGTAAGCATTGCAGACCATCGTGGGTATTGGTGCGATCAAACCAGCATTTATTAAACATCATTCGTGCCGCATTGATTGAATCAACTATCGGTGTTCGTTCAATGACTCTAGTATTGTATCCCGCAGCTCTAACGATTTCCTCAATACTTCTACCGTTACTTGATAGAGTTTTATTCCCTGCATCGTGAGGCAGCCATAAAGTGTCGATAACGTATCCATAGGACTGTATTTTAGCAAGATAATGGGCAATTGTCTCTTGGTTGTTCTCGTAATAGCGTATTAGTCTGACTTCCATTCCAATAAACTGAACAAACCAAATAGCAGTAGCATCTGCCCAGCCCAAATCAAATACAGCGTGAACAGGCTTAATTGGATCGTATGGGACATTGGTAATCCTTCCATCTAAATCGGCTAGTGTCATCTCTTTAGCAAAGATAGCGCCATCAACTGTCTGTCTGCATAATCCTTCCCAGACTGTGTTGTAGGCTTCTCTATCCCTGCTAAATAGGGCATCTTTCTCTAGTTTGAGCGTATCAGGAAACCAGGGATTATCTGACCAATTGATCTTTGATACCTTGCAATTGTCTGGTGGCGATACCACGAATCTTTGATAAGTTTCGTCTGTCTCAAGCTCTGGGTTAAATGTAACCCATATTTCTGAGGCTTCTTTACGGATCGTAGGTATAAGAATGTTCCACGATGTTTTAGATACGCTCTGTGCCTCCTCGACCCAACATATATCCACACCCTCAAAGGACTTAATGTTCGTAACATTGTTTTTAAGCCCAACAAACGCAAATTCAGTCCCATTCTTGCCTCGAATGGAGTTTTGTGTAATTTCATAGAACGATTCTAATTTTAGGGAAATGATTTGATCTGATAGCAGCTTATGAACTGATTGGCCTATGGAGTTTTGGAACTCACGAGCGCATAGCACCCTTGTAGGTTTCTTTACACCAATAACCAGTAATGCACGAGCAACGCCCCAAGATTTAGCCCCACCACGACCCCCATATAAAACTTTATATCTGCAGGGATCGAAAAGCATCTGTAGCTTGATTGGAAAATCAACTGCACTAACAGCTTCCCTAATTTCTGGTGCAATTTCACTCACTTGGTTTTACAAACCTAACTTCGATGGCTTGCAAAATGCTATTCCCATCTGCATCTTCAAATGTATTACTTTGAACTGCTTTGCCATCTGTTCTGTCAGCAAGAAAATTAACAGCCCAAGGCTCACCTTCCTCAGCCTTGTCTAATACCTTGTCAGCAGCGTTGCGTAGTTTCTGTGGATTCTGTGCAATAGAACGTCTAAGAGCATCTAAAAATGGCTTATTCTTGCTGGCATTGTTGTTGCCAGGCTGACCACCTCTAGAATTATTCGTTTCTTCGCTCATGTTCTTGATTTTGTTGTTTTTTTACAACACTATGAGAGTGATGTATCAGGTTCTTTTACTTCATCAGACTGTTGTTTTTTTGCAACATCAACCTGTGTTTGAACGATCTGATTAATACCATCAATTAGTGGCTTGCTATACACATAAGGTAATTGTCCTAATGCTTGCAATAGCTCGTTTACTTGCTGAACTGTAAAGATAATCATCATTAGACTCTCTTTGGCTTTGTTTTCTTTGCTGCGTTCTTTTCTGCATAAGCAATAGCTACTGCCTGCTTTTGTGGCTTGCCTGCTTTGATTTCAGTTTCAATATTAGACTTAAACGCTGCTTTACTAGCTGACTTTTTCAATGGCACTTTCTTCTCCTCAATAATGGTTTTTATTGTTCTGCTGTTTAACTTCTCAAATTTCTTAGGAAATGTATGTCTCTTTTTTAAACCAACTCTTTTTGTTACAGGAAATGACCATTCTGGTAAATCTCTGTACTTAACTAACTTGTCTATTTCTTCTTGGGTCAGATCATCGCCCAACTTGCTATTAATCCATGCCTTAATAGCTTTTAATTTCTCTTTAATGTAATTCATATTACCCCCTTAACAATTCCAGTTTTTCAATGATGCCTTGGCTCGTTCTGCAGGGCCTTTGGCTTTCTTTACTACGCCTTCCATTCTTGCACAAAATGATGCTTTACGACCTTTATCTTTATCCGTTTTAGGATTTGGTGCAGGAGCTTTTAAATGGCTACCATTCTTGGCATTGTACTCAGCACGACCTTTAGCGGTCATTCCTGCGCCTTTGTCTGTAGGGTTGTAAGTCTTACCCTTGCCAGTAGTCTTATGCGATATGGGTTTATCGTGTGCCATTACTTTTTCGCAGTCTTTGCAGATTCTTTAAATGCTTTGGCAGTAGGAGCGCCTTTAGTGCCAGGCTTACGCATCTTCTCTACAGGTTTGCCCTCAGCCTTTTCACGTTTAATACGCTCTTGCTTGGCATGAATATTGGCATACAAGCCAGGTTTAGTTGCCATTTACTTCTCCTATTCTGTCCAGCAAACGTCTTGCCAGCTCATTAAAAGACACTTTTCGCCATTATGGACAATTGGTGTGAATTTTAAATATTCTTCTTTAGGATCGTCATTCATAGTGCCAAAACGCACCCTTTGACCTACATCAATGGGCATTTCTTCACGCTTTGTGGTTGACAATTTCTTGCCAAGCCCTACTGCGACTACTGTTCCCATGTTTTCAGCTTCTTTATTGTTGACAATAATTACATCGCTTAAAACACGAACATCTGGTCTGATAATTATCTTATCAGCCAGAGGTCTAAATGTTACAATTTCTTCAGCCATCTCAATGTTACCTCATTGTTGTGGTTATACAGCCTGTAGCCCTTTACCGAGGACTATGGGCTGTAGTCTTATTTGCCGTCTTGTGCGTGTGGTGTGCGCTTATGGGAATAGCACTCACGCTCACCCATATTGCCATCATTCAACTCGCCTAGCTTGCCTTCAAAGTTGCCAGCGTGGCTCAAAGGGCGTGAACCCATAGAATCCATCTTACCCATGCCAACTCCACCAACAATCTTAGCTTTACGCTCGCCAGACATATCAGAAGCATTTACGCCTTTAGGTAATTTCTCACCAGATGCGCCTTTAGTGCCTTTTATTGAGTCCATCATTCCCATGATTTTTTCCTTTTAAATGGGGTTGTTACTTTACAAATAATAATACTATTTTACGACTTTTCAAGTGTTTTTACTAGATTTATTGCACCCTCAATATCATGTATTCGGCAAACTGGGCCACCTTTCCAATTTTGCATAAACTTCTTTTGAGCTTCTGTGTAGGGTGCAGTTGCATTTCTTTTTATTTCAACCAAAGTCGTTTTTGAATATATGCCAACCAAGATGTCGGGACAGCCCCTACCAGTCGCAGACGTATCAAAAACAGAACAACCCAGATCACGCAAAGTTTTAACGATAAGCGAATGATTTGAGTCAACTCTTTTTGCATAAGTCATTGATTATATATAATTATGTGTTAGTGTTTCATTACTTTACACCAAAAGGGGCTTGTATGGCTGTTAATCGTTTGACGGATGAGCAATGGATTGATTCTTGGAATAATGTTGGAAGTCCCACCGAATTTGCCAAAATTCACAACATTAATGTTAGAAATGTAATGAATAGGCGCAGAAGGTTAGAAACTAAGTTAGGTATCAAATTAGATACATTTGCCAGTCAAAACCCTGCTTATCTTAAAAAAGTAGATTTAGCTGCACATAATGTTCGTAGAGGCATTGATGTTGATAAGGTAAAAAGGGTTATTGTATTTAGTGATGCCCACTTTACCGATACCACTACAACTGCATTTAAAGCTCTTTTAAAGATGATTAAAGAGTTTAAGCCAGAAGTCATCATCTGTAATGGCGATGCCTTTGATGGACAAGTTTTAAGCCGTTTTCCATCTATTAACTTTGACCAAAAGCCTACGGTATTAGAAGAATTAAATGCTTGCCGTTACCATTTAGATGAAATAGAAAAGGTAAGGCCAGCAGGATGTAGGCTTGTGTGGTGTCTCGGGAACCACGATATGAGGTACGAATCTTGGTTAGTTAATAAAGTGCCTGAGTATTCTGGCGTAGATGGCTTTAGCCTTAAATATCATTTTCCTAATTGGGAAACTTGTTGGTCATTTTGGATTGGTGAGCATACAGTAGTAAAACATAGGCTTCGTGGAGGTCGTACAGCAGGCTATGCAAATTTATTGGCTGCTGGCAATACAAACATTATTACAGGCCATACTCATGTTTTATGTTGTAGTCCAATAACCAATTACCAAGGAACTTATTGGGGTATTCAAACTGGATGCCTTGCCGACCCTATGTCATCTACTTTTGAATATGCGGAAGATGGGCCTAAAGATTGGCGTAGTGGCTTTGTAATGCTTTCATTTGAACAAGGCCGTATGTTGATGCCTGAATTGATTATGGTTAGCAATGAACAAGCTGGCGAATATGAATTTAGAGGCAAGATACATCAAGTATGAAACTGACACCAGCAATCATTCGTAATCTTTATTCAGCAATCTATTGCATGAAACCGTTTGATCGTTGGAATATGCCTTTGCCTGAAGAAATACTATTTATCATTGATAAAGATAAAGATGCTATGGGAACGTATTTATACGATACAGGGCATGATGAATATGAACATACCATTACTATTTCATCTGCTCGCTGTGGTCATCTTGACACGGTAATTCGTGTTTTATGCCATGAATGTATCCACATGAGCCGTCACAAAACAAACAAGTGGACTTACCACGATAAGGAGTTTCGTAATAGAGCGCACCGTATTTCGTCTGAGTTGGGCTTTGATCCGCTTGAGCTTTAACTCTGTCTTCCGTAGTAAATGTAGTCATTCGCCAGTTCCCTTTCCAAGTTTTTGGCTGACACGCTCCAACAACTCCTCACAGGATATTTGGTATTTTCTTTCAAAACCTTTGACACCCAATCCGTGAAACCCAGAGTTTCCCCTATGATGCTCTGGGCATAAAGGCAAGATTGGGGATGTAGCCCGAACAGCTCCATACCTTCTACAGTGATGTAATTCCGCTTGAGTGCCTTCAACCCCAAAGAATTCGGAGCATAAAATACATCCAAGTTCTGCAATCTTATTGAGAGCGTTCTTTTCACTTTTAGTGGACACTATTTTTACTCGACCATTCTTCTAATTCTTGCGCTGTTTCTGTTATTTCACAAGCAATTAAATAAGCCTCAGTTTTACGATTTTTAAGTATAGCGTTTAAAAATAATTTGGTAAGTCTGTTAAGTTTAAGTAAGTGATCTGCATAATCGTTCATTGAGTTGCCTTTTCTATAAATCTATTGTTTGCTGATTCTGTTTGCCATGCCTGAAAACGCATTTGTGCTGCAGTTATTTGCCATTTTAACTTTTCTGCTTGCTCTGTAGCTTCTCCAATGGCCTTACATAGCTCTTGGTATTCAGGGCTACGGTATGCTTCCATTTCTTTAGCTGCCATAGTGGATTGCTCCGCTTGCGCCATCTTGATTGCTTTAAGACTATGTTTAAAGGCTTCAAGTTGCGCCAATTCACCTTTGGCTTTCGCATATTCAGGAGCTTTTTGATAGATAAATTCAATCGCATCATTTGGATTATAGTCTTTCATAATTATTAATCCTTTCTCCAATCCAACGCATTACTGATACTGCCATAGAATTGCCAAGGGCTTTGTATCTTGCTCCACTAGGACAGTTTTCACGAATGTTAGTGTAATTGTCAGGAAATCCTTGTAAACGCTCACATTCAATTTCTGTAAGCCTACGGACTGCCATGTTTTGCATAATTTTAGGGCCACTATGTGTTGGCCCAGCCATATCAGCAGTCATTGTTGCGGAAACATTGCCTTGAATAGTCCCATTGTATGTGTCACAAAATACTGCATGACGGCTTGAAGTGTCTAAAGTATTCATTGGGTCGCCTGGATTGCCAATTCCTAAACCATTACCTTTTCCGTTATTTGAACCATTAAATCTAGTTGCTTGGTCATGAATAGGAATAGGTTGTAATACAGCTTGAAATCTGTTTTTGTCAGGCATACGCTGGTCATCGCCTTTAGCAGTTAAACATTCCGCTAATTGCCCACCATTCCAATAAGTAGGAATAATATGTCCAGATGCAGCAGTTTGATGACTTAGCTTTCCACCACCACATTCTCTATCAAGCGTTCCTGCAAGGCTTGGTATAAAGCTGTCGGAAGTTTCTTGCCCCTTCTTTCTGCCCTTCGCAGTATCCCTTCGCAAGCAACTTTGCTCAAATAATACTTTTGCTGTAGGTTGCCAATCTCCAAGATGTCCAACAACAAACACTCGTCTGCGTCTTTGGGGGACTCCAAAGTATTGAGCATCCAACACTCTGTAGCTGAACCCATACCCGAGTTCGACCAACGCCCCGAGGAATGAACCAAAATCCCTTCCACCGTTTGAACTGAGGACACCTGGCACGTTTTCCCAAACAAACCACTTGGGTCTAAAGTGGTCAAGTATTCCACAATAGGTGAGTGCAAGATTTCCCCTTGGGTCATCAAGTCCTTTTCTAAGGCCTGCAACGCTAAATGATTGGCAGGGAGTTCCTCCGACCAAAAGTCCAATTGTGTCATTTATATTCCATTCTTTATATTTAGTCATATCACCAAAGTTGGTAACTTGTGGATAGTGGTGTGCAAGCACTTGGCTAGGAAACTTCTCAATTTCGCTAAAACCTACTGGTTTCCACCCCATGTGATGCCATGCTACTGTGGCAGCTTCAATGCCAGAACAAACGCTTAAATAGTTCATTTAAGATTCATCCATAAGCCAACTTGCGCTGCACTATAACCCAACCATATCAAAGCGTTAGATGGCGAACCTTTAAAGTATTGAGCTAGGCCTACAACTAAATACCCAAGCCCTGTTGCTGCGACAATGTATTTTTCAATATCCATTTACCCCATTCCCCCTTGTTTCCTAGTTTGTATTGCGTGTAAAAATCATCTAATAACACTTTATCAAAATGATGCGTTGCTATGTAATTTCTAAACCAAGTAAGCCCTTTTTTGTGTCGTAAATAACACAAATATCTTACAGCGCACTCATGCCTGTGTTCTGGATCGCAATTCCCTTTGCTTGATGACATAGTCTTTCATTTCATAATAGCTACCAAATCGAGCTAATTTAGGGTCTTTACCACATTCAATTCTATAGGCTTCTTCAATTTGGTCGTTTGTTACCAATGGCAATTGCTTTTGTTTGGCAACTTCCTCTTTAACCCATTCAGCTTTAAAACTTGCCCAACCTCTTTCGCAGCACATCTGCATAACATCTGAGATAGACATTTTAGCTTTTTCAGCCTCCCTTTGTAATCCCTTGTAAGCAGTTTCTGTCCATTTAGCTTTCTTGGCTTTGCGAACTTCCAAATAATCCTTAAACAAAGAATCAGATACACCGTCAGGTGTTGTTATCTTTGGTTTATGGTTAATGGTTCTTGGTTCTTGGTTCTTGGTTGGCATTGGTTTAGCATTAGGGGGGCTATCGCTACCCTTTGACCATCTTATAGCTGCGCCTTTGCGACCCCCATCCTGCATAGCATGGTATTTGGCAATTTCTCTGTCGGCTCTTGTGTTGTGCCAAAGTAAAGTGCTTGCATTAAATTCAAAAAACTCACTCAGCAGTATTTCTACAATCTCAGAAGTAGATTTAACTTTTCTTGCAAGCATATGCAAATCATGAGGAAATGGCGCTTCAGTTTGATAATAAAGGTCAATCAAGCGTCTGTATGCTAAATCTTCTGGGTCACTTAAATGACTGGTATGGCTTATGTAATCGCCAATGTGGAAAGGGTAAAAGTTCACATCATTCCTTTGTCAAAGGTAGTCAAAATAGGGTGGACATGGCGGGCGGTGACTAATCGCTATTCGGGTGCTACCCTAGCCTGTCCATAGATTTTACTGCTTATTTTTATATAACTCAATTACGTTTAAAAGCACTTTTTCTATACCTTCTTGCACTAAAAATGATAGAGCATCCTTGTCTAAATGCAGAACACAATCTGCCGAACCATCTTCGTTTTCTCTGGTAACTTCAATTTTAATGTTCATTACCACTCCGTTTTTTGCAACTCAGGCCAAATAATATGCCAAGATTTAGGAAATATGTCCTTGCGTGTAATTAAACCATGCGACTCACGCTCAAGGGTTGCAGCCAAAAATACAAATTGTGCATGAGGAATGTGGTTTTTTCGCCACATCGACACAGCATTAGGCGTTACCCCTGTAATTTTAGCGACTTTTGTTGATCCCCCTAGCAAATCAATGATTGCTGAATCTGATAGTTTTAGCTTCATGTAAGTAATCTTACACCCTATGTTGCTAATTTGCAAATAATTGTTGACACCTTTGTAAATATGCTTACAATCAATCTTATAGCAATTTCGCTATGTATTTTCGGGGGAACGAAATGGGTGAATTAAACCAACTGATGTTAGAGCATGAAGAATTTTTAGAGTCAGCACTTGATGAC